GTTCTATCGTAACGAACACGCTAAAGAGCTAATAACTAAAGCAGAGTTTGAGATACCAGCTATAGATAACGTATTAGGTATGCCATTCAGAGGCAAGGCAGATGTATTAGCTACTAATAGAATAGTAGACCTTAAGACAACCACAAATATAAAAGACTTTGCTTGGAGTGCTAAGAAGTATGGCTATGATGTTCAATGTTACTTATACTGTAACTTATTTAATAAAAGCTATGATGAGTTCTTCTTTTTAGCCTTAGACAAAGGCTCACTTGATATTGGTATCTTTAACTGCTCAGAACAGTTTTACTATCAAGGAAAAGAAAAGGTAGAGAAAGCTATTGACTTATACAATAAGTTCTTTATAGAGGGAAACGATTTAGATAACTATTGCTTAACAGGAGAATTATGAAACAGAAGAAACACACACAGATACAACGCATACTAAGACTTGAGAACATAGTAGCTCAGCTCTATGTAAAGGTAGAGGCACTAAAACTAATAGTAGACAAAGAAAATAAAGAAACAGATAAACAACCAAAATAATATGAGAGCAACCTATTTACATTACGAGAACGGAAAAGGCTACGACGTTATAGACTTCATAAAAGATTATGAACTAAACTTCAATAGAGGTAATATAATTAAGTATGTTTGTAGAAGTGGAAAGAAAGACGATGAGTTAAAAGACTTAGAGAAAGCAGCAGACTACTTAAGGAGAGAGATAGAATACTTAAGAGAGCAACAAGAACAATGGATAGAAAAAAATAAATAAGATGTATATAAACATAGAAGTAAAAGACTCAGAAAGAAAAGACTACTATAAGTTCCTAATAAACGGAGTAAACTTAGGAGAGTGGGAGAGAAGCGATTTAAGACACTTAATTGAAGTGATAGATAACAAAATATAAATATGACATTAGAACAGTTAAAAGATATAATAGACAACGAGTATAGTTTAAATATAGCAGAAAGAAATAGGTCAAGAGAACATTCATACGCAAGAAAGGTGTATTGTAAGTTAGCACGAGATAAAGGCTTTACATTACAGTCAATAGGGGAATCAATAGGTATTAATCACGATGCTGTGTATTATCATTGGAGAACGTTTCAAACAATAGAGAATAAGGACTTGATTATATACAAAAAAGTAAAACAATACTTTAAAAACCCAGAGGTTATAGATATCAAAACACTACATAAAGCAGAGATACAAAAATATGAAACAAAGATAACAGACTTACTAATAACTATAGACAAACTAAAGAACAACACAAGCACGACACATAAACAACAATTAGTAAATGATACAGTAAACATATTTAAAGAATGGGATGACGAAACCTTAAAAGAGTTTAAAGATACACGCTTAGACCCGTTTAACAAATCATTAAAGCACAGAGTCAAACCAAAGACAATAAAAGAAGTTAAAGGTGCATTACTAAACAACAGGGTTAAGAATCCTGTACTGTGCTAAAAAAAAGTAAAACTGTTTATATATTATTGAATAAACAATTTATTTCAATTATGGATAAAAGAAAAAATAACGGAGGAGCAAGAGAAGGAGCTGGAAGAAAGCCAAAGGCACAAGAGCAAAAACTAATTGAGAGATTAGATGCTATAATAGACAAAGACATAGCAGTAGGTAAATTAGGAGAGTTAGTTATTAAGGGGGATATAAGAGCCTTACAGCTGTATTTAAGCTATCGTTATGGAAAACCTAAGGAAAGTATAGACCTTAACTCATCGGAGGGCTTAAACATCAATTTTAGAGATTTAATAAAGTTTGTTGACTAACCATTGATTGAAGTAAAAAAGAAATATCTGCCTATTGTTGAAACAGACAGTAGGTATTTTATAGTAAGTGGTGGGCGTGGTTCTGGGAAGTCATTTTCAGTAAACGCCCTTTTAGTTATGCTTACTTATGAAGCTGGGCATACTATCCTATTTACAAGATACACACTAACCTCAGCATACATATCTATCATACCAGAGTTTATAGACAAGCTTGAACAGTTTGGTTCTATGGAACACTTCCACATAACTAAGGATGAGATACTAAACAAAAAGACTGGAAGCAAGATAATCTTTAGAGGTATAAAGACATCAAGCGGAGACCAGACTGCAAACCTTAAATCTTTACAAGGTATTACTACTTGGGTAGTAGATGAAGCAGAGGAACTAACAGACGAGCAGAAGTTTGATACTATAGACTTATCGGTTAGACAGAAAGGAAACAAGAATAGAGTTATCCTAATACTAAACCCTACAACCAAAGAGCATTTCATTTATACAAGGTTCTTTGAATCTAAAGGAGTGCAAGAGGGTAGCAATATAACAAAAGACAATACTACCTACATATACACCACATACATAGACAACATAGACAACCTATCTAAAAGCTACATAGAGCAGATAGCTCAAATGCGTGAACGTAGACCAGAGAAGTACAAACAACAAATGTTAGGTGCTTGGCTTAATAAAGCTGAGGGTGTTATATTTGATAATTGGACAATAGGAGAGTTTAAGAGAACAAGCGTAAGTGTATGGGGTCAAGATTACGGATTCGCAGCAGACCCTTCTACATTGGTTGAGGTTAACATAAACAGTAGCACTAAGACCATCTACCTAAAAGAATGTTTCTATTTACAAAGACTAACTACTACACACATAGCAGACTTAAATATTAAACACGCTAAGGATGGTTTGATAATAGGGGATAGTGCAGAGCCAAGACTACTAAGCGAGATAAAAGCAAAGGGGTGCAATGTAAAACCAAGCATTAAAGGACAAGGAAGCGTTACATACGGAATAAGCCTATTACAAGACTATGACTTAGTAGTAACTCCAGAAAGCACCAACCTCATCAAAGAGCTAAACAACTACAGTTGGCTTGAAAGAAAGTCTAATACACCAGTAGATAAATGGAATCACTTAATAGATGCTATAAGGTATGCAGTAGGCTACCAACTACAAAACCCAAACAGAGGTAAGTATATTGTATCTTAGTCCCTAAAATAAATTAAAAACGTTTATATATTAATAAGTAAAAGAATATGAAAGTAAATCTTAAAATACCTACAAGCCTAAACGAGATAACACTTGGTCAATATCAAGAGTTCTCAAAGTTAGATAATGATACAGAAATAAAGCCTGTAGATATTCAATTAAAGATGATTGAGATATTCTGTAATGTATCGGACTTAGTGGTTAGAAATATGAAAGCTACAGACATAACAGAGATATGTAATATCTTAAATAATATGTTTGATACAGAACATCAGCTTGTAAATAGGTTTAAACTAAATGGGGTTGACTATGGTTTCATACCAGAGCTTGATGATATGACTTTTGGGGAGTATGTAGACTTAGATACATTCATAGGAGATAATGATAACTTACATAGAGCTGCAAATGTTTTGTTCAGACCTATAGAGTTTAAAAGAGGAGACAGATATACTATTAAAGATTATGATTCTGACACAAGTGAAGTAGCTAAAGAATTTCCTTTAGATGTAGTGCTTGGAGCTATTGTTTTTTTTTATCGTTTAGGGAAAGACTTGTCGGTAGCTATGATGAACTCTTTGGACAAGAAGAACGAGAAGGATTTAGCACAGTATCTAATTTCACATCCAAATATGGATGGTTCAATTCACTCTATGCAATCGCTAACGGAGATATTACAAAATTTAAACATATCACTAAATTAAATGTACACGAATGTTTAACATTCTTAGAATACACAAAAGAAAAAAACCAAATAGAAGCATCACAGATAAAAAGTAAATTTAAGTAATATGAGCAATACAGGGATAAGAGGATTTTACCAACTGACAGAAACTATAAAGACACAGTTACTAAGTGATGTAAACGTAAACACAGTAACAACTGGGGATATATTCGACATTGACTTATCTAAGCAAAGTATCTTTCCTTTAAGCCACATAATTATAAACTCTGTTACAACACAAGAGCAAGTATTATTATTTAACATTACTGTAATGGCAATGGATATAGTAGATGAGAGCAAAGAAAAGACAGAAGATATATTCAGAGGCAATAACAATGAGCAAGATGTACTTAACACACAGTTAGCAGTATTAAACAAATTAGTAATGGTATTGCGTAGGGGTACACTTTATAGTGATAAGTTCCAATTAGAGGGAGATGCAACGTTAGAGCCTTTCTATGAAAGGTTTGATAATCGTTTAGCTGGGTTTGCTGCTACTATGGATATAGCAATACACAACGACATAACTATATGTTAGCAGAACAATACTTAAGGGATGAGCTTAATAAGTTTGCTAAGTATGTTATTCAGCAGAGTAGAAGTAATTTATCTAAAAGTAAAAAGAACGCTTCTAAGGAGCTTTATAATTCTTTAGGGTATGATATAAGCGAGAGTGCTAAAACAACCTCATTAGCTTTTGAAATGGCTGATTATGGTAAGTTTCAAGATAGAGGGGTAAGTGGTAAAGAAAAGAAATATAACACACCTTACTCATATACAACAAAGATGCCACCACCAAAGGCTTTTGATAAATGGGTAATAAGAAAAGGAATAGCACCAAGAGGTAAAGGTGGAAAGTTTGCATCAAGAGAAGGGATTAAGTTTGCTATTGCTAAATCAATATATAAGAAAGGTATAAGACCAAGTATGTTTTTTACTAAGCCCTTTGAAGCAGCATTTAAAAGGTTGCCAGATGAATTATTAGAGGCATACTCAATAGGATTAGAAAAACAGATACAAGTAAACATAAATAAAAAATGAGCAATATAAACGTAAGAAGTCCATACTATATAACTACAGGGACTGTAACAGGCTTAAATAGTACAACTATAGAAATATACATCTATACTGGCGAAAGAATAAATGATAGACCATTAACACCTACTTATAACCTTGAGGGTTTTGCAATTAAGAATGAAGTTACTTTTGAGATAGGCGAACTTATTAAAGACTATATCAGTCAGACTTTTACTGGTACATATTCAACAAGTATCTTATGGGTAGATTATAGAACAACTCAAACTATAAACGGAGTAGCTCAAACAATAAGTGGATGGAATTACCGAAAAGCATTTAATGGATATGGGTATTTTGAAGATGGTGCTAACCCACAAAACGATAGTCCTGTTTATATAAGTAATGATATTATTTTAAAGTTAGATGATTCTCCAGTAGTATTTCCTGTTGACAATTCTATAACAAGTTCAGTAGCGTATTTACTAAACGGAGAGATAGTTAGAACTGTTAATTTAACACAAAGCTCTATAAGTAGTGAGCAAATTAGGTATATCACAAATGGAGTTAATGGAGCTGATTCTTTTGAGGATAGAGTTGTACAGTCTGGTGGTACTTTTGAGGATAATGTTTGTATTGTAGAATTTGAGGATGAGTTTATTTTTATGGACTGCGATTCTATACACGTTAGTTACTCACAAGGTGGCTTTAACAAGGTTAAAATTTTAAAAGTACAAAATGTTGAGGAGTGTAAGTATGAACCTTACAAAGTAACATTTGTAAATAAGTTTGGTGCTTTACAAGATATATGGTTTTTCAAGAGAACTAATAAAACACTAACAACAAAAAAAGAATCGTTTAAGAGAAACATAGTTAGTGGAGCAAGTTATTCAATAAACAAGCACCAAGATACAATACTAACTAAACAAGGAAGCGAGAAGCTTACATTAAACACAGGATACTACCCAGAAGCTTATAACGATGTATTTAAACAACTTGAACTAAGTGAGGAGTGCTGGATAGAAATAGACTTTAAGACATTACCTATAAATATAGCATCAACAAGTTTAGCATATAAGACACAACTAAACGACAAAATAATAAACTACACTATAGAGGTAGAGTTTGCTAACAACACAATAAACGATATTAGATAGATGCAGATAATAGAGTTATACATACGGAGTCAGTTCTTAGCTCAAGGTACTGCAAGTGCTACAACTACAAATAAATTAGTAGATTCATCAGCAACCTTCACGACTTTAATTAAGGTTGGGGATGTGGTAGAAAACACAACAGACAATACTACTGCAAAGATAACAGTAATAGATTCAGCTACTCAAGTAACACTTGACAACAATATAATGACAAGCGGAGAAACGTATCGAATATACACCGACTACGTTAAGATGGATTTGTTTAATGATGAAAGTGTAAGCATTTCCGATAGCATACAAGATGTTAGAGATATATCTAAAATATTCACAACATTCTCACAACAGTTTAACTTACCAGCTTCAAAGACTAATAACAAATT